TGACGATGCGGATCAGGGAGTCGAGGCGCGTCTGGTAGCGCTGTGCTGCAGCCTGTGCGCGCGTCTGGTCGCTGCCGCTGGACAGGAAGCGAGCCCACTCGCCGAGTTCGACGGCGCGGTATCGCACCAGCTCGTCGACGATCTCGGACTCAGCAATACCGGACGCTGCCAGGTCGACCTGATGCAAGTCGATCCGGACCTCGCGGTACGCGTTGTCGATCAGCTTGCGGCCCTGGTCGACGCGGTGATCGGTCGGCAGGTTGTCGAGCCAGCCGGGGAGCATCGACTCGACGTCCTGGCCGGTGACGCCATGACGGGAAGCGTAGCGGACGAGGTTGAAGTAGCTGTCGGCGACGTAGGTGACGCCGGCGACGACGTACACCCAGCGGACGCGGTACATCGGATTCGGTCCGACGACGTCCGTGGTGATGTTCTCCTCGTCAGCGACCCACGTCGCGTCAACGGTCGCCTGGATGCGCGTCGACTGGACGGTGTCCGAGGCGGCGTAGGCGTTGTGCAGCGGGTGGCGTGCGGTGACGGAGACGGCCGACGCGATGGCGCTGACGTCGAACCATTCGCGCTGGCCGGTTGCCGACGTCACGAGGTACGTCCGGCCGACCTCGAAGCCAGTGGTGGCGGTGACGTTCAGCACGAGGGGATTCGTCTGGCCGTAGCCGCTGGCCGCGTCGATCGTCGTGTTCGGGTTGGTCTCGACGGAGCCGGCGCCAGCTGCAGTCTCGGCGATGTCGTCGTCGGAGACGTCCCAGCGAAAGACGTCTACGCTGGTCACCGCAGACGGGCGGCCCTCGGGACAGTCGAACGTCAGCAGCTGGCCGGTGACGTCGTACGTGATGTCTTGGACGGTCCTCATCGCCAGGCCCCCATCAGAAAGACGGAGGCGTCACAGATGCGGTCGACCTTGGCCGCCAATGCACGCTTCGCATCCTTGGGACGGAGACCGGCGAATGCGCCTTTGCTCGTCGTCGCAGCCAGAAACGACGTGAACAAGTCATCTGCGAACTGCTTCATCGTCATGTCGCCGGCCTTGCGACGCTGAAAGATGGCGGCCACGCGCATCTTGCGGCGGCAGGGGATGCAGACGCCGCACGCGCACTCTGGCTTCTGCTTCTTGGGCGCCTTACGGGTGATGCCGCGGTCGGCGTGCCGCTTCTCACGGGCCAGTCGCGACGGCTTAGCCATCGGCGTTGGCGCCTCCTTGGCCTTCATCTCCGCTCGAGCTAGCAACCGAGCGTTTTCCGCCTCGGCATGCCGTAGCGTCAGGCCGGCAGCCTGCGCGTGCTCGATCTCCATCTTGAGCGTGCGATCCTTGACCCAGCGATCGTGATCGGGGTGCTTCGGATCGCTCGCCGCATCGGGCGGCGTTACCGCCGCGATGGTCACTCGGCGTCCTTCGCCTTGCGAGCAGTCGACTTGTTGCGGTCGGCGAGCAGCTCGGTGAGGGCAGTCGCCTGCGCCTCGGCCAGCTTCTCGTGTACCTCCTTGCGCTTCTCGGCGGCAACGATCTGCGCGTTGCGCGTCTCGTATGCCTTCTTGGCCTTCTCGATCCGGAAGCCGATCAGCCACTCGATGTGCGGGCAGCCCTTGTCGGCGTAGAGCACGCCGTCGATCTTCTTCATCGTCCGGATCTCGTGCTTGCACTCGCCGGCCAGGGACGCCGGCATCTTCGCGAAGTCGCGCGCCGTCTTCTCGCTGGAGTTGCGGGTGCCGGTGCGGATCGGGCACTTCGCGTGCTCGATGCAGCCCTTGCGATGGAGTGCGGCACGGCTGCGCTGCTCGGACTCGAGCGGCTTGGAGTCGCCCTTGTTCCGGATCTGCATCGACACCACGTTGCCGTCGGGGTCGACGAAACGTTCCACCTTGCCCATGGGCCGGCGGTCGATGCGCTCCTCGGCGCCCTCGCCCTCGCCGACCATGTACGTCATCTGCGTGTTGCGCCGATCGTCGGCATTCGACACCGGCGTACGGCTCCAGTTCTTCGCCATTCAAATACCTCGTCCCAGACCGCGGATTCGAACCGCGCTTGACGCCTACTCGCGTCCGGGTGTCCAGCGGTTACGCGTCGGTGACGAGCTTCTGGCCCGTACCGTCGAAGATCTCGCCACAGCCCCAGCGGGCGGTGAACACGAGCTCGGTGCAGCGAGCCGACTCGTCGCGCTGCGTGGCGACGGTGAACGGCCGGCGCGAGGCCTGACCGTACGTCGCGTAGCCGCGCTGCGAGGCGATGTCGCCGCGGACGAAGATCGCGCCGACCACGTCAGCCGCGGTGTTCGCGGTGTCGGTGAGTCCCTGGCGGTAGATCGGGACGCCCTTGTACGAGAGCGTGTAGCCCTCGACGTTGCGACCCTGCATCGCGTCCGTCGAAACGTTCTGCATGCGGTCCACTGCGCCGGCGTACACCGCCATGTTGGTCGATGCCGCCTCGAGAGCGTTCTGGAAGTCCTCGACCTGGATGTTGTCGAAGATACCGACCAGTTCGCCCTTCGCTCCGCGGCGAGCGAGCTGGTACAACGCGTCGTTCACGTTCGCGATCGACATGTCCACGCCGGTCGAGCCGGACGAGTTGGACAGCGACGCGAACAGCGCGCACGCGTCGTCGTTCATCGCGTCGGCGATGATGCCGGCCGCGTTCTGGACGATGTCCATGACGGTGATCAGCGACGCGTCTTCCATCGCCGTGTCGGACGGCTCGCGGAGCAGGCCGTACTCGATGACGGAGAACGTGGCGTCGGTCGTCTCGAGCTCGTTGGCCACGAGGTCAGTTGCCTCGGTTGCGTCGAACTCGGTATCCACCGCGGCGCCGTCCTCGGGGACAGTGCCGACGTCGGACACCCAGCGCGGCTGGGAAACGGTGGATGCGCCGTTGGTGACGGCGATCGGCAGGAAGAACTGGAGAGGGTTCTTGTAGTTCCCCAGGTACTCGCCGATGAAGGTGTTGATGAACTCGGTTGCGATGAGCTCGGTCAGTGACGTGGTGGTGGTTGCGCCGGTGATTGCCATGAGCGGTTACCTCGATGCTTTGACCGACAGCCGAATCCGCTCCGCCTGACGCATCCCCGCTTCAACGATCTTCTTGCGCGCAGCATCGGCGCCGAGCTCGGACATCATTGCGGTGACAGCGGCCGGCGACATCCCCAGGGGGTTCTCGCTGAGCTCGCGTTGCCACGCAGTGACGCCGCCCGGAGATGGTGCGCCCTTGTCGCTGATGGGCGGGGTGGTCGATTGGACTGGTGCAGCTGCGGTCGTGGGTGCCGCGGGGGGTGCCGCTAGCGGAGTTGAGGACCCCGAGCCCGGCTTGCCGAAACCGTACAGCAACGACTTCTTGTCGAACCACGCGTCTGCGTCGCTGGGACGCTGCGCCTTGAAGCTTTCGAACAGGTCGTCGGCCTGCTCGTCGGAGAGTCCACGCCGCGTCGCCCGCTTGTCGAAGGCGCGCCGCATCTTCTCTTCGTCGAGCTGCTCTTGGAGCTGCCGGAGCGTTACTCGTCCGCCGTCATCGCCGACCGGCGGTTGCCCGCTGGGTTGCGCTGCCGGTGCGGGCGGCACGACAGCCAGAACAGGCTGTCCCTTGTGCGCGCTCTTGCGTCCCTGTTCACGAGCTTCAGCAGCGATGCGGTTAACCTCGTCCTGCGAGAACAGCTTGCCGCCGCCCTCACCCGACGGCTGAGTAACCGTCGACGCTGCCGTGGTTTCGCCGCCCTGTTGAGGAGCGGTCTGAGTCGTGTCGTTTTCGTCTGGCATCCGTGCTTTCCCGCGTTGCCGCTGCGGTGGCGTATGGGCACGGTGCGAGACGCGACGAATGCGGCGGACGAATTAGGCGAACGTCCTCGACGTCTTGATGTCGATGTGTCCCGTCGGCAGCGCGTAGTTCACGACGACGGTGTGGCCGTTCGCCTTCGCATGCCGGCAAAAGTAGATGTCCTCGCCGCACGCCACGCGCAGTCCGTCGTCGGTGTCGCGATGGACGAACCACGGCTTCGGCAGGTCGCGCAGCTTCCAGAGGTCGATCAGCATGTACGCTGTGCCGACCTCGCCCTCGTACGTCTCGCCCGGCTTGACCGGTTCGACGTTGACGCGCTCGCCGTTACGAGTGACGAACGCCGCGCCGACGACAGCCGCCGAGTGCTGCTGCATCGTCTGCCACATGTGAGCGAGTCCGCCTTCTTGGACGTCGGGGAAGCTGTCGGAGTCGGACATCAGCAGCAGTCGGGCGCCCTGATTGATGGCCGTCTCGACGATGACGTTACGTGCGCGAGCGATGCCGCTGTTGTCGACCCAGATTAGCGCCGGCTTCCAGCCGAGCTCCATCGCGGTCATGGCGTCTTGCGCCCACGCGTAGGCCGTCTGCACGTTGACCTGCTGGCGATACGCCGGGATGGCCAGCGCGATGATCACTCGACGACCGCCGGCGCTGCGATGCGCTTCCACATCGTGGTACGCGGGCGCTCGCCGTCGTGCGTGACAACGTATCCAGCGACCGACATCAGGTGACGGTGAAAGCCGTAGGACTTCGCCATGTCCTCTTCGGTGTCGTGAGCGATGATCACGGGCGCCTTGGCGTCGAGCGCCCACTTGAGCAAGTCGCCGCGCTCGCGAGTGATGCCGTCGATGAATACGAGGCCGGCCGCTGAGATCTGGCTGACGGTCTGCTTGGCGCGCTCGAGCACGGTCGCCGTGCGGCCGGCGTTCTTGTACATCCACGCCGCCCATGATCGCCAGCCGGGCTCGTCCTCGACGCAGATGACGCGAACATCGTAGCGAGCCACGATCGGCGTGCTGTAGATGCCCGCGCCATGCTCGATGACGAGAGCGCCACTCGGCAGCGCGGCCAGTGCTGGCTCGAGCAGCGTGGAGTGTGAGCCCCAGTGCGGGCTGATGTCGTAGCTCATGCGATCACCTCGTTAGCGGGAACGTTGGGATCCGGGGTTGCGTAGTCGCGCGTCAGGACGACCTCGGGCTGGTTGACGCCCATCTGTCCGCTGGCAGCCATCAGCGCCTTTTGCGCGATGACGAACTGCGTGTTGCGACCGATGCGGGCGTCGACGATCTCGATCGCCGCCTCGATCGTCTTGATGTCCGGGTTGCGGCGCATCTCTTCCTCGTAGGGGTCCGTCAGCTGCAACCGCTTGCGCGTCTCGTAGACGGAGTCCCGCTCGGCCTCCGACATCGGCTGCTGGATCTCGCCGAAGTCGATCGACCAGCCCTCGTCGGAGAATGCAAAGTCTTGCAGGTCGCCCGAGATGGTGACGGGCTCGCCGGTGTCGGCGTTCGTCGCCTGACGCTGGCTGTTCACCATCGACATCACGCGAGCCAGCTGGCGCTCCACGCGACGCATGATCGGGATTCGCTTCTTGCGTTGCTCGCGAATCGGGATACGGCGGAGCTCGACTTCGGCGCCGCTCGAGGCGTCCTTCTGACGCAGGACCGACGGCGCCAGTCCGTGGTTGGCCGCAACGGCATCGCCGATGTATCCGCCGTTGTCGCGGAACTGCTCCTGATCCATGCCGCGATCGAGGGCCGTTGCCGAGACGCCTTCGCCCAGGAACACCTCGGACTCGGTGTCTGCCGTCTGACCCATCGCCGTCGCAGACGTGTCGCCGCTGATGTACGTCTGCCGAACGGCAGAGACGGACTCCTTCGCCAGGTTGATCGCCTGGAGTCGGATCGCCTTCTGCGCCGACAGCAGGTCCGATGACGGATAGGTCGCCAGCAGGCAACCCTTGGAGCTCGGCTTGCGCGTCGTCGCGAGGACGCCCGGCATCATTCCCAGCGGCCACGCCTCGATCGAGTTGGGGAAGATCTCGCACTTCGCGTTCATCTGGAACGTCTGATCGTGCGTCCACACGCGGTAGGCCGGCGCCGACTCTGGAGCAAGCGGCACCTTCTGGTTCATGATGAACCCGACGAGCAGCGTCCGATCGTTCGGGTGGGCGATCGCCCAGAAGCCGGCCGGCGAGATGACGTCGAGTACCGGCTCACGCTCGCCCATCGGCGTCATGCG